CCAAAACTGGTTAGTGAACTGTGATAACCCGATAGCGCAACTAATAAGAGAAGCAAGAGAAATAAATAAATTCCATTCAACATTTATAGATTCAATCCAACGTTATGTTCACAAAGGTAGAATACATTCAGAGATAAATCAACTAAGATCTGACCAAGGTGGTACAGTTTCAGGTAGATTATCGTATTCAAATCCTAATTTACAACAGATACCTGCAAGAAACAAAGAGTTTGGAGATAAAATTAGAAGTTTGTTCCTGCCTGAAGAAGGTAAACAATGGGGTAGTTTCGACTACTCACAACAAGAGCCTAGGCTTGTTGCTCACTATGCTGCATCGGTCAATGAACAATTCTCAGGTGCAGCAGAGTTCATTGAAGCTTACAAAAATGAGGCTGCAGACTTTCATCAAATAGTTGCTGATATGGCTGGTATTACTAGGACTCAAGCAAAAACAATTAACCTGGGTTTATTTTATGGAATGGGTAAAAACAAATTAGGAAAAGAACTTGGTATTACAAAAGATAGAGCTGAAGACCTGCTGCGTAGGTATGGCGAGAGAGTGCCATTTGTAAAAGGATTAGCCAATGAAGTGTCTAGCTCTGCCTCTAAATATGGGTTTATTCGCACTGTAGGGGGTCGTAAATGCCGATTCGACATGTGGGAGCCTGCAACCTTCGGAATGAATAAGGCCATGCAATATGAGGAGGCTAAGGCGATTTACGGAAATAACATCAGAAGGGCCTTTACTTACAAAGCTTTGAATAGATTAATACAGGGATCTGCAGCTGACCAAACAAAACAAGCTATGATTGATTGTTATAAAGCAGGTTTTAAACCACTGTTGCAAATTCATGATGAATTATGTTTTTCTATTAATGAAGAAAATGATATAAAACAAGTAAAGGAGATAATGGAAAATGCAATCGAAAGCCTTAAAGTTCCTTCCAAAGTTGATATTGCACTCGGACGATCCTGGGGAGAAGCTAAAGAATAGTAGTCCCTGCAAAAGATGCAAGGACACTAAGACTATTCCGATTTATCTTGGGAGTCAGACTCTGATTCCTTGTCCTGATTGTTCTCCAACTCCTGAAGTTCTTCGATCGTATGGTCTTTGAACCTTGGGTCATAATCATAAATTCTTATCTTATAACCTTTCTCTTTTAACTCTTTCAGTTTTTGTGGTGTCCATATCATATTGCTCTCCTTTTTTTATTTATACCCTATTATAACATGGACGTTTTTTTGATTTTTTATTTTATTGAATAGTAGACGACCTCCAACTGCAGGGGTTTTATTCTGGATGCGACACTGAATGCTTTTTGTCATTTTTAAACAGCACAGTGTAATTGACTCTTTTGTTTAGATTTCCTTCATGTGTATGTACACCAATAGTTTTGTGCAGCAGGTTAGATTTAAAAAATATTGCTCTGTTATATTTGTAAGGTATTTGAATAAACTCATTTGGATTTAATTTAAAGTATTCATCAGGTTCACCATAGCTATGTGAGCCAGTGTAAAATGTTTTAGAAAGTATTAATCCATTTTTATTTTTATCTATAATAGAGTCATCAGGAGTTACCCAAGCATTCAATGTTACATCAGCATTTGGATCAACATGCATTCCTGTACCAAGACCTTTGTTGTTATATATGTTTGACCATGCGCCTAAAAATTTAAGTGCATAATGAGATTCTAATTCAGCTGCTAAATCTTTTGTAAAAGTATCTTCTAATCCATAACTATTGTTTTGGTAGTCTGCATAGATATCTTGAAAGCTTCTCTCAAGCTGCATACGTTTACATAAAAAGAAACAAACATAGTCTTTGAAAAAGTTGTCAATAATTACATAATTGAACTTATCAAATGTCTCTTCAAATATAAGTGGATTGACTCTGTTGGTTAGAATCATTTAGTGCTTTGTTCTTCACCATAGCAGCCAAGAACTAACGATAATCTTTTTTCAGGTATTTGATAAACACCATGTGGTACTTCAGGCTCAACGTAATGGACCTGTTGATTGTCTGACAGAATTTTTTCTTTTCCTATTTGCCAGTACGACTTACCATAAATGTTTTTTACAAATATATCATAAGCATCAGTATGTAATTTTAATGATGGTGCCTGTGCTCCACCACCTTTTGTAAAATAAAAATTACCTGCAATTCTTGTGCCAACATTTTGTTTTGCAAATTCATCTATTTCTCTAAGCTCTGGGTGTAAATCTAATATGTCACCAAGAATAAATGCATAACCTAAATCATAATATTTTTTAAACGCATCAAAATTAAGATAGCCTCTATAATCCATCAGCTGTCTTTTTTCTTTGTTACCCATGTTGTTGATCATTTCAATACTTGGTTGGTTGGTGTGACTCATCATTGGCCAACGTCTATATATTTTTAAAAAATCAAAAACCATTTCTTCATTAATGTTAATTTTAAGATCAACTAAATATTTGTGGAAACGATCATATGCAGGACCATATAAAATACTCATACAAATTCTTTACAATAAATTCAGCTGCATGTCTAGAAAAGAGACGAGGGTGGCCTACGATTTTGTTAGAAAAAATAATGTAGCTAGTTTTTTTTAACTAGCAATGTCTAAAAGACCTTTTTTTGCGTCTTCAACACTCTGATCATTAATCTTTGTTCTAAGACCTTTGATCTTGATATCGATCCACTTCATGTCTGGAGTTACTCTACCCTGCTCCAACGCTTGGGTAGCCCACTTGGACTCCAATTGAAGTTTTTCCGATATTAACTTTTGTAGTTGCATCTCGGTCAACCTCCTCGAAGGTTACGAAAAGAATATCAGGATTTAAAAAACCACCTGCATCTTTTTCATTTACATCTCCTGACTCAACCTTCTTGCTAAACATGTCAAGAGCAGCCTTATCGTTCTCAGCCTCAAGCATCTCATCAATATATATATTCTTATATTTTGCTTGGACGCGATATAGCTTCATGGAGTATTATATATCAAAATGTGCTGTATATGCAACACTATGCATTGATTTTTGGTTTAGTTGGTGGGACTATTTCTGGTTTTACTTCTATTGCTCTACACTCAAATCTAACAGCAATTCTGCTATTTTCTATGTATTCTTTGGTAAAATCTTCAACAGCATCTAAATTTTTAAATGTCCCATAAGCA